ATAAGGGCAGACCTACGTACCCCACCAACAACTACAACTTCACCTATCTTGCACATTAAGTCATGGCACTCTATAGGATATAGTCTTCTGCCTTTAGCACCTTTAAACTTAGCTATGCAAAAACGGAATAACTCTTCAAGTGGTGCAGGTCCTGATGCTCTACCACCAAATGTTTTTAGTCTAGCACCTGCAGGTCTTACTTCTGATATGTCCCAAGTTGGGACTTGTCCAACATACAACAAAGATATTAATTCTCGTAGTGCTCGTGCCCAACCAGGTCTGCTGTCTGCAACTTTGATGATAGTAGTGCTGTCCTCAAAGTGTTCATTGACAATGGGTAGCTTGTCAACATTCTCACGTTCAACAGAGAAACCTACACCTGTGCCACACATAAGAATGTACATACATTCATCAAATGACCGTGGACTATCTACAGGTATGTAGCTACAGTTGTATCCACCTACATGGCATCTGTCTAATGCAGGTCCTGCAGTCATCAATGCTCTCATGCTAGGCATGACACCTAAGTTCATTATCTGCTCTGTAAGTTTATTTTTAAGAGCCTTTGTTATATCATAATCATGATTCTTTTTAAGATGAGATGTCATGTAATCAAAATATCTGCCTACAGTTTCTCCCCAATTCTCTCTTCTTTGCTCGTCATCTTTCCATCTTGCATAGCGAGAGAGTGCTATGAAGTTCTGATAATCTGTTGGTAGATAGTTGTTAATCATAATTCTTTTTCTCCATTGTAATTCTTATATTGGTTATTTTCACACCTTCTATCTCATGGACTAAGTCTGTAATATAATCCTCTAGTTCTGTATCTAATCTTCCGTCTGATGGCATAGGGTATTCGTCAGGGTCAACCCTTAATGATAACATCATATTAACTTTTACCATCGCAGACCTCTATAAGTTTATTCAGATACCATTGTGCTTTCTTGAGGTCTTCTACACCATTCTTGTATCTATATCTCCACAAATACTTAACTATATTTCCTTGTAAGTAATAATCAAAACCATCTGTTAACATTGCCTGTAAAGCATCAATAGTTTCAATACCTGCTTTATTATAATGCTTTGGATGATTAACCATATCCTCTTGTTCTTCTAATTTTTGTGCTTCCATTTTCATATACTCCAAATGTCTTAACATATATTAACCTTTCTCAAAGTTAACTTTTATCACATTACCTGTTACGTTGTCAACAGGTGAAGGCACTTTAACATCATCATTTTCAGGGGTATTTAAAAATGTTTCAATTGTATCTCTTATCCTAGAATCTTGTTGCATCAGGGAAAGACTTGCACAAGCCATTTGGCATAACTTTTCTAATTCCCAATAGCTTTCATCATCTATGTTAGCTTTTCTAACTTGTATAGCTAACTCAAATCTTCCATCCCAATAACCTTTATCGTCTATTGATGGTACAACTTCTATGAAAAAATGATTGCCTTTATTGTCGTATGTTTTCATTGTCTATCTCCTTATTTTTTTACCAACAAACTTTATAAAAACAGGGTGTTTGTTTTTGCCCTTTTCTTTAAGCCAATCTTCAGGTATGATTCTGTCATAGTATCTGAACTTATGTTTTATGCACCACTGAGCATATGTTGTTTTACTACCTTTATATAACTTAACTCTACTATTTGTAAACACAAATCTAATGTCTAGTTTAGGATGTTGTTTCTGAATAGCTAAATGCTTTCTCCTATCAGATGCTAAAAATCTACCTTTAGTTTCTATAATTATACCATTGTCTAATATAAAGTCAGGGGTATAGGTGCGGTATAATAAATCTTCCCACTCTATTTTAATAGATTCATAAGAGAATTTAAACTTACGTTCTTTAAGATAGATGGATAACTTGTGTTCTAAGCCACTCCTATACCCATGCTTTATAGCATCTCTTCTTAGTTTATGAGGAGACACCTAAAAGTTTCGCCAAGATATAAATGGATTACTATACGTATATGTATTAGTGTATCCTAGACTCTTTAGCTCTTCTTTAACTGCTTCGTCAGCAGCTTTTCTAGCTTCTATTGCATCACGTAAACCTGCAGTACGCATTTCACGATATGTTTTCTTTGCTTCAGCTAACTCTTTCTCCATATTTTCAATGTCAGCTTTTAGCTCATCTAGTTTTTTATCAGACATTATTTTACACTCCATATTTTCTTTGCTTCTTCTTTCATCTTACCATTCCACATCCAAGAGTCAAGGTTAGGATAAACAAAAGAAGCTAACTCATGTTTATCATCACTGATAGACAAAAACTTCTGTATACTATAGGCAACCTTTTCAAGTTGCTTTTTATAAGAAGTCAAATTTTTAAGTGTGAATACTTTATGCTCTTTAGGTGTAGCAAAAAATAAGTCCACACTATTCTTAGGATATGCCATAGAATACAAAGCCATCTGTCTTTTCTGTGCTTCAGTTGGCTGTGTTGGCATCCTCGTAGACGTTTTCAAGTCTACTATCTTATCCTTAAATCTAAAGTCAATATAACCCATAATAGGTACAGGTAAATCATCTAATTGTACTTCAACTTTTTCTTGGTAGTCTTCTAAGTCTTCGTAGTTAAAGTTTTTATCTATAACTTCTCCAAATTTCTCTAGAGTACTCCTTTCTTTTTCTGCTTTTTTATCTCCTAAATCAACCATTGATTCTGTACATAAGCTAATGAATTTCAAGTCAAGCATTTTATAATCAAACGTACCTTCATTATACTTGTTAGCTAGTACATGCTCCGTTGCAATACCTCGTACTGCACCTGGACCGCTTGGAGATTTAACTTTGAATAAATATCTAGCGACCCACATAGATGGGTCACTTATATATGTATTTATACTACTTGGCGAAAGATAGTTAATACCATGTGCTTTGAAAGCATTGTTACTTAACATCAGTATCTATCTCTACATCAATAAAGTCCTCTACAGTTTCCATATCTTCTTCTGATACTTCATCTTGTTTCTCTGAGACTTTAGTATCCCATTTACCTAAGATACCATCGTTGTAGTTCTTTACCCAATCCAAGAAATCTCCAAATGTTTTATGGTCACTATCAGATATCTCAATTTTATTGGTTGTATCTAGCTGAACTATTGGAGTATAGAAGCTACCACCATTATTGAGTTTGTTTTCTTTTGTGCCATCCAACTTGATAACATGCTGAAGTGGTAAAGTTTCTGATTTAGCAAATCTAGAAAAGACATCACCGATAGCTTTGTAGGCATCCCTATTCTCTATCTCCCATATTACAGGATACTCAGGTAAATCAGCAATCTCTGTACCATCAATACCTTTTACAGGGTCAATCAACTTTACAAGACCAAAGACAACTCTGTTTCTTTTAATCTCTTTTATCAGCTTCTTTGTAGCTTCAGGTAATGATTGAAAGTCTTTAACATATCCTGTTGGCTTGCCACAATTAAAAGTGCCATCATCATCTTTAAGGTCAATGTTTAATGTATCAGCCATTATTGTTTTAACATAACCACCCTGCTTCTCTCCATCTTTTGCATTGCGATTCTGTTTAAACTTCTTGTACATAAATCTCTGTAGGAAGGGTCTAAACTCTACCTTTTCAGAAAAATAAAAAGTGCTAGGGTCACCTGGTATTTCTAATCTATACATACCACCCTCAACGACTTCCATCTTAACAGACTTACCATTAGCTTCTCCCATACCCATAGTAGGATTGTGCCATATTCTAAATCTGTTTAAGGTGTTAGCCTTTTTCTCAGCAGTGCTAGTAGGCAAGCCCATTGCCTTCGCCATAGTAGCATAACTGTCGGTGTTAATTGTAACTAAATCTGTCATTTATAATTTTCTCCTTTCAAAAGAACCATAGTTATATCACGATACATCTTTGGTGTCAAGCCAATTAGTACCAATTTTTGCCTCAAGTAAAAGAGGCACATCAAAGTCTATACCAAACTCTAAATTAATTATATTATTCAATGACTTATTTGTGTCACGTATAATATTCAAAACATTCTCTTCCTCACTAGGATGTATATCTATTACAATAGAATCATGTACTGTATTTACCACACATGATTTATACCTGTCAAGCTCTTTTTGAATGTGTACAAGTACAATTGGAACAATATCAGCAGTAGCAAAGGACTGTACAGGATAGTTCTTTATCTGCGTGAAATGAGATACAGTACCATTCCTTCTTCTCTGCACATCAGGGAAAGAAAACTGTCTACCTGATGGTGTTGTTATCATACCTGTATTCAGAGCTTCCTTCGCCAACTTAGAATGCCACGATGCCACTCCCTTGTACTTCTGTGTAAACTGTTCATAATATTTTGCTTCAGCATTCGTTCTCCCAAATCCTGTTGCTCCATAGAGAGGTGCAAAGGTATGGGCTTTGGCTTCTTGCCTAGAAGTCTTCTGACCTGATTCCGTAATGACAGAAGCAGTGTATGCATGTACATCAAATCCATCTTTAATCTCCTTTATTGCTACTTTGTCTTGTGATAAATAAGCTGCAGTTCTGAACTCTAACTGTGCAAAGTCAGCTTCAAGTATCTTGCCACCTTCCCAACGTGATACAAATACTTTCTTTACAGGAAATGTACCACCTCTAGGCATGTTCTGCATGTTAGGGTCAGCACCACTAAACCTACCTGTCGCAGTTCTATGTTGCAACAGTCGCACATGCAACATGCCATCCTCTTTTACATATGCGTTTATACCTTCAACAAATGAAGACAAGTACGTATCTAGAGCAGACAATCTCTGTAAGTCAGTTAGAAAGTTTACTGCATCTTGCATATTATTTTTCTTTGCTACGTTAGCTAGTGTTTCTAAATATGTTTTGTTAATTGTAAATCCATTAGCACTAACCCATTTAGCATTTGGTGCTGAGAACTTTAAACCTGCTATAGATTTCGTAGGATTGAATAAGTAGCCAAAAGTATTACAATTATTACACCTGTTTGGCTTAGAGTATAAACTTCCATCTTTCTTTACCTTTCTTATGTAACCATCCCCATGACACTCACCACACTTTACTGCTTTAGTTTTATACACAATATCAGAATAATCACTAACTTTTTCTTTGTACTCTGATATGTCCATGTAGGGGTGAAAGTTATTAGCCCACATAGTTTTGTCTTTAGGTTTTCTACTATAGATAACCCAAGACATTTGTTCAGGACTATTTAAATTAATAGGTGTATCTCCCATTAAATGTTGAACTTGTTTTTTAAGTCTAATCTCTACTTCATGTTTCTCTTTTTCAAACTCTGCTCTAACTTCATCTAATGCTTTCTTATCTACCTTAAAACCATTCTTGTATATCTTAGCTAGAGTAACACAAACCTTGTTAGTTAATATAACTGAGTTCATGAGACTGCTATACTCTTCGGTATTTAACTTTTTATATATAGCATCAGCTAACTGCTGAGTAGCATGTAAATCTGCTGATAGATAAAACGATAACTCTTCTGCAGGTATCTCATCTGTATTATAACCTTTTGCAAAATAATCTTTAAGTGTATCTTCTTTCTGTGTATCTAACTCATATCTCAATGCACAGTCTTTTAAGTGCAAAGGTTCTTTGATACCTCGTTGCAATATGTATTCACCAAGCATTGTGTCAAAGACAGGACCATCATACTTGAATCCACATTCCCATATCCACATAAGGTCGTATGCTATGTTGTGACCTATGAGTATGGTAGCTTGGTCAAGCAACTCTTGTACTCCATCAAAGTTGTCTCTGAACAAATACTCTTCTCCTTTATCTGTAAGACAACCCACCATGACTAATTTATTGTTTGGTTCAAATGGGTCAAGATGTAACTTACCATCTCGTTTTGTTGTTGTATTTTCTACATCAAGTGTTAGCTTCATTTAATCTTTCCTTATGTTTCTTTAAGTATATAACTGCTCTTTCAATAATAGTCAAGTCATCAGAGAATCCACCTAAACCTGTGTTGCATTTATGACACACCCAACCTCTAAAAGTATTTGTATCATGGCAATGGTCTAGCACCCAATTCTGCAATCTAGTCTGACCATGTTTACCTAACTCATCTAATGTTCTATCACATATAGCACATGAATAGTCTTTATCAGGATAAGCATTTTCTTTTCTTAGTTTATTCAAGACTTCCTTATGACCCTTCCTGCAAGACCTGCAAGTTCTTTTTATCTCACCTGCTTTCATAACAGAGAAATGTGTTATGGGTTGCCTTATCTCACACTTTATACAGACAACACCATCAACGATAGGGTTTTCTTTTTGTGGTAGTTCTTTGAATAAATTAAATTGTGTCATGCTTCATACCTTCCTACTCTGTAATTCAAATTACAATGGACAACACCATGCCATCCTGTAAGTTTATTCTTTACCACATTTAAATGTCTTTGTAAATCCTCTTCTGTCTCATCCTGTCTTGGTGGATTCTTGGCAATCAATATCATCAAGTCAGCTTCGGCTGCCTTACCTGTACGACTACCTTCCATCATGCTTTGGTTGAGCAACACTTTACCTTCTGCATCTGCAGATAGCTGAGACATATAAAAGACTGCACACTTGTGTTCCTTTGCAATCATACGAGCATGTATCGCATTCGCCTTGAGTGCTTCATCTGTCCTTGCAAAGCCACCTGTACGTGCAAACTTATCTCCCATGTCAAGCACAACAATGTCAGGTTTATATGTCTTACACACACTCTCTACCCATGACATGTCACGACCTGTTGCATCTTTTATCTTGATGTTATCTTTGACAGGTGCATACAAGTCACGTGCTCTACTTGGGTTCTGCTTAACTTCTCTCATCGTCATACCTGTTGATGCAGTTAGATACCTAGCACCAACTCTGTGACTACCTTCTTCGTTACACAGAATGATGCAACTTGCACCTTGTCGTGCCAAGCCATCAGGACCTGCTAACAAACTTGCATGAAAAGAAGTCTTACCTGTATTAGGTCTTGCTCCTACTTCAATTAAGTGTCCTGCATTGATGCCCTCAACTTGTCTTGTTAAAGTTGGTAAGTTAAACGACCAACGTGCTTCCAAATCATTCTTTGCTAATAATGTATCTATTTCCATGTCATCCCACTCCACGTTAAGGTTAGGTGTAAAATCATCTCCGTATACTTCAAGTATGTTACGTATAGGTTCTAAGCTTGAATGAGAACCATTGACGTAATCAAATCCAATGTTGGCAATCTCTTCGCCTACAACTTGCTGAAACAGTTTGGATAGCACCTCTTGTGCTACATCCTCTCCCATAGGTTGCTCATTCTTTATCTGTCTAAACAAATGTGAGTAAGCCTGTTTCTGTGCTGTAGTGAGTGTAGGATTGCTTGACATAAACAATGCTTCTATCTCATCAGGTGTAACAGTTCTCTCATACCTGCTCATGGCTTTGTCTATAGACTGCTTCACCTTTCTTGCATCCTTACTGAATAATCTGTCAGGACACTTTGCTCCACGATGGGAATCATAAAATGATTTATCCATCAAACTTCGTATTAATGCTAATTCCATATCTGTGTCTCCTTTGGGGTTAATAGTTTTAAATTAGTTATGTCTTCTTCGTCTCTATACTTTAAATCATCTTTCAATTTAAGAATCTTAATATTCTTGACATGTGAACGTAACTCTTTAGCAAATGCAAAAGATTTGGGTAATGCGTCAGGGTCAAGTGCTATTATGGCAGTAGAGAATTGTGAAAGAAACAGTTTATGTGAGTCCGATAATGACGTACCTAACACAGCTACCCCAACTAATACATCACTTCCAACGACTCCTGCACTCACACAATCCTCTACAACAACTGCGATACTACCACAACCAAATGAATATGGCAAGTCCGAGTTACCATATCGTTTCCATTTAGGTAACTTCTTATACACAGACCTGCCTGTAGCATCAACAATCTTATTGTTTTCTTTTATTGGAAAAACAACTCTGCTCTCTTTGACATCATACATTAAATCAAGTTTGTCAACATCTAAATCCCACAGTTCACAGAAGTTCATAACTTCCTTTCTGTAAGAATGAGACACAACACACTCAGGCAATTCAAACGATGTCCCAACTTGGGACACCTTGTTGAAGTTACGTATCTCGTCAACAGTCATGTGAACACGAGAGTTGCCCTTCACACTACAAGATGCTTTGTAACAGTTCCACACGATAGTGCCCATGTTACTTGTAACTGTAAAAGTCTTATATGATTTACACATAGGACAATTAACTCTCTTTGTTTCTCCATTACTTATGTCTAAGTCTTTTACATATTGATATACACTTAACATGTTATTATATACATCCTTCCTTGTCGGCACTTAACATGCTTGTACCATAGCTTTTTTCATCTGTCAAATTTTTTCTTGCTTGTAATGCTAAGTTAGCACTCGTGAATGTATTTTTCATATATGGTTTAACAGATTGTGGGTTAGCATGTCCTGTAACTGACATAATATTACCCATTGATACACCTGCGTCTACCATTTCAACTGTACCTGTTCTACGTAAGTCACTTAATCTAAGCTCCTTAGAAAGCCCTGCAGAGTCCATTATCTTTCTAGCTATTATGGGTAGCTTAGTTAGTGAATAAGGCTTGTAAGACCCCTTGTAAGCTCTTGGGCGAGGTACTACATACTTTTGAAACCCATAATCATCATGTTGTTGTACTAACATCTCATGTAACTCATCTGATATAGGTAAAAATACTTGTGCTCTTCGCTTTGACTGCTCAATCTGCATACGTTTAGCATCTAAATCAAGGTTAGACCACTCAAGCAACCTCATATCGCCAATTCTTTGACACCATTCATATGCCATCTGTGCAATGAGACCAATGCTTCGTGTGTTAAAGTCTGAGTAACAGGTATCAAGAAACCTGATAACGTCTTCTTTTGTCCAAACCACTTTTCTGCTCTTGGTCACACGTTTCTTTATATTACTGAATGGATTCATGTTACAATGCTCCATGTTGATTCCGTAATTAAGCAATACTCTGACAACAGACATGAGATGATTAGCAAATGACACACCTCTCTCACACCATTTGTTGTAAGATAATTTTGCAAGTTTGGTGGTCAAGCTAGACAGTTTATAACTGCCTAACTCTTTGCCATCAACCACACTTGTAGAGGAAACTATACCCAAAAAATACTTATACTGTACTTTAGTTTCTTGACGTAAGTTATTGTATTCAAAGGATAAATAGTACTCGTTGAGTAAGTCTTCAAGTTTCATTATGCCACCAATAATTGTTTGAACTGAGGTGAGGATACCCACTTAGCTACTTCTTGCTCTCGTCTCCACATGGTCTCTGCTTTAGTATCAAAACCTGTGTTACGTATGTTGAAACCATTTCTCTCATCTGCATAAGATGCATAGTTAGTGAATGCAGAGTATAAGGCGAACACATTCTTACCTCTCTTGCTAATCTCTTGACAAGCTAACTCGTACATCTTTTTAGCTAAGTTCTCTGATGAGATGATACTCTCCATAAAAGTTTTACCATCTATCTTGAGAGGTATATTTGCCCACTCTTGCATGAGGTTAGCACGTTTGTCAAAATTATTCTTAGCTTCACGTACCTCATTCAACAATACGGAACGTCTGAGACCACTTGTGTTTTTTTTCTTGATAGTGTCGTACTCTCCACCTATCTGTCCGTTAGAGCAGTAGCTATCAATAGCACCAAAGTACACTTGGTTAGAACAAGAACCATCAATACCATGTAAGGCGATGATTCTTTCGTTAATTACTGTTTGATGTTTAGCCGTTGTGATTGTGTGCTTAACATTTGGTAATGTAATATCCAACAAAGCAAAAGCACAGTTACGTGCAGTTGATATTTTTACTTGTGCATTATCAAGTTCGTGAGGTAATCTGTTCTCTTGTATAACTTGTTTAATACCATTGAAGTAATCTTTATGGTCTATTGCTTTGAACTTATCTCCTACGATACCTAAGTATTCTCCTGTGACAGAGTTCTTTACATATCTTTTACCTTTGAATTTAGTGTCCTCGTACTTAACTTTGAAGTCTAGGTCTGTTCCGTCTAAGTTAAACAGTTCTGTAATTTGTGCATCTAATGGCATGTTAGTCTCCTTTCAAAATTGATGTCCCAAGTTGGGACTTTGGTTAAGTGATAATTGCTTATATAGTGTTTATAAAAAAATGTCAAGCTTATTACTTAGCATCCACATAAACTCTCATATGAGATGATTCATTCAAGCCTTGACCCCATTGGGTAGCACCTGTACCTCTCAATTCAGGTTTAATGTGTTGTCCACGTACTCGCATCTTGTATGATGTCTTGTTAAGATACTTTTTCATAGTGTCAACAAACTCTTGTCCGTCTGTGTCATTAGGTATCTCGCTGAATACATAATTACAACCTTTCTTTGACATTGCATCTGTGTATAATCTTTTCCAATGCTCTGCTTTTTCCCATGCTATATCGTAGGCTTCAGCCTTTACGTGAGGTTCTCTATTTACTTTAGCTAGAGCATTTTTAACTTTGTCATGTGTCTCTTTATCTACCATGTTCAATGCTTTCTCTTTCCACATATCACGTTCTCTTGCTAACTTGGATATTATATCTGCATCTACTTGTCTTCTAAGCATACGTTCTTGATGCCTAAATGCTCTGACTAAATATACAACATCCATGTCAGCAATTTTTATTGGTTCATCTCTGTGTAGAGAAAGATGTTCTACATCATCTAACTCATACATATCAGCAGGTAGTTTTCCGTTTACTGCTTCTGCTATCTTGATTAATTGTTTTAGTTTCATGCTACTTCTCCTTCTAGCCATTGTGGTTTCTGTGTATACTTATACCTAGCAAATCTAAGCTTGTCAACCTTGTAGAACTTTCTATATGCTTCAATAGGAAAAAACTCGTCTGTCTTTAGGTCATCATGTCCACTAAAACATTGTGGGTGTTGTGTTACATTACCTCTTGGTATGTAGTCTGCACCTGTTAAGAGTGCGAGTTTGTGTTTACCTGCACCATGTTGTTTGTGATATCTAAGTGTATACTCATCTAACATTTCTTTGTAAAGAAACCATGCATACATATAGTTAGCTCGTGTCTCCATTGCCCACAATGTGCAAGGGTGCTTCTGATGCACAGGTTTGTATAATCCTCTTTCCTCTGCATAGTCAGGTGCATGATGCCATAGTGCAGTACATAACATCTGTGCTTCTTCAAGTGGCATCTTGACTATGTGTTGGTCACACAGAGACTTAGCAATCTCTTGTGGTGTTTGTTCTATGATAAATCTATTCATTTCTTACTCCTCATGTAGTTTGCAGTATAAGTCTACACCAACGTCATATCCTCGCTTATAGTAATGGTGTGACTGTTCTTCATCTCGTGTACCATCTATATAACCATCTAGAATACCTTGCGTATACTTTTCTATAATCTTATGTTTTTTGATATGTTTCTCAAGTTCTATTAAGTTCATTTCTTACTCCTTTCAATATCCCACCTATAAAATATGTGGTCATCTATTCTTGTTACATAAGTCTTTGTCTCTGCCCAACTAGGATTCACATAGTGTGCATGATAGTGTGTCGCACCTTCAACAAAGTCATCTAGGTTACCCTTGTATACACCACTTGCAACTTTCAATGCTTGCTTGATAGCTTCCTTGTTCTTAGGCTTGTCACTCTTGCCATCACAATACCAACT